GTCATCACCAATAGCCTCTCTTACGGCTGTCCAATTATTGTGTATAGTATCGCCAAGGCCGTTCATATTTACTTTTCGATAAGCTTCAAATTCACTTCTTTGTACGTCAGTCCACTTAGACTTATCCATAGTGTAATTCTTATGTTTAACACTATCGACAAATAAATGCAACAACGTAAGCTCTCTATTCTCTCCATATCTGTAAAAAGCTATATTAGGTTTAATGCGAGTTACTGAGATAAAATTCTGTTTAGGTTGATTGGCACCTACTTTAACGGGTTGTGATGCGAATTGAGGGGTAGGTATCACGCCAAAACTGCTATGATAACTAGTGGCTGTTGTATAACCATAAAAAGTTAGATCAGGTTCACCGGATAAAAAGATGTTAAATTCAATAGTGTTTGGTGAAGAATCTGATATAACTAAAGGTTGAGCCACGTAAATATAATATATGCCATGGAACAGAGCTTCTGTATCTGTATTCGTTGCGCAAGGTGTAATATCATTGCGACACAAATAAGGTAAAGAAACTTCATGCTCCTGGCCTCCCTCTGTGAATTCTAATAAGTGAGTCGGTGCATTGACTACACTCTTATACTCGGGGTAGGATGCGGCTATTTTAACCGAAGGATTGTACATCTTAATCACTTTAAGTTTGCATTGTTGTTTATTATTCATTACAGATTGGATGGTGAGTTTCATAGACCCTCTCCATCCTCTACTCATAGAATGCAGCAACTCCAAGTTATTATAGCACATTCTGCCATCTGTCGCCTGTTCGACGCCACCTTGGAAAGGTGAAATAGGTCGAGCCCATTTCATAGTTCCCACTCCGTCGTTGACGCTAACTGTAAATGTTCCTATCAATTGTTTCTTAGTTGTAATATTAGAAATAGCCATCTCATCCAAATCCGAACCAAATATTGGCTCTTTCACTATACGGTTAAATTTTACAAAAGGATCTAACTTTTCAAAAAACTGTGGACAATCTGTGTTATTAACAAAATTGGTCTGTGTGGTTATAATACGTTCCTGAACTTGAGGTATATTGGGGTTATGAAGGCCAGTATACTCTCTAATAATTTCACGTCCTGAATCTATAGCATCATTCACTACACTCTTCACTCCGGTAGTAGCCGAATCTAACAAGCCTGTGGCAAATGATTTCACTCCACTTATTAAACCCGACTGCGGTTGAAATTGTGGAGCGTATAACTCTATATCAATTGGTAAGTCTTCGCCTGTTAAGCATGCAAAACCAATACGTGCAAGGATACTCGCTATTGTTATAGTTCCTGTTACGTACGGTGCATACTTCATAAAGCGTCTGTAAATTTGTTTTTTACGTTCTGGTGTATATTCATGCCAATGGCTTAAATTATTCTCACTGGCTAATCTATCAAAATCTTCATAGTTTGGGTTAAAACAAGACATGAGCTGTTTGCCACTTTGGGCGGTCCAAGTGACATAACGTGGTGTAGGTACAGCTAAATCAAAATTCTTAAAGCAAGCTTCCACTATGATCCGCAACGAAGTAGAGGATCCAGTGGATGGTTGAAGTGGGTTCAAAACCATATAAACGAGTGTTGCGTAGTTGCCATTAGTAACTGTTATATCCAAAGTCGTATCGTATCCGGGCGTTTGTTCCATATCTGTTGTAGCTAAATCCGTATTGCAATACCATGGAACTGGTATAGCTACTGAAGTGGCTTCATTAGCATGTAAAAATGCATGAGGGCCGGATAATATAGTATTAATCAATCTTCTATTATTAGCGCCGACTAAAGTTGGATAAGCGGGGAAAGGCGGTAGTACGCCTACCAATACGCATCCAGCGTGTGTTATAGTGCCAGCCATTGAAACATTAATTATCAAGTCTGGTCTACCATAAGCGGCCATTTTAAACATATTCAAAACAGATGCATTACTACGCGCTATATCTCCTGGCAAGAACTTAACAGTACTAGTCAATAAGGTATAACGAGCAGCAGTACTAGGGTATATCACTTCATCTACATAAAAAGGTCTTTCTATAAAAGACTTGGCATCTACTCTATAAGCATCGGGTATATCTACTTTCATAAATTTATCATTAAATGGTGAATCAATTTCTTGTATTTCTCTGGTGGTCACAGAAGCTACAGTAGTAGTCATATTCTGCGAACTTATATCAAAATCGGTATTAGATACCTGTTTAAACTTATCATCTACATTAATTAATTGAGCAACAATAAATACTTTCATCCCGCATATTGTCAACAACGGGCAATAAGTGATAATTTATCAATGTATCATCACGGCCGTTCCACATCACTACAAGAACGTCTTATAACCGTATAATAAATACATTAGCTATA